GCGCTTCTTACGCTAACGGTGTCCGCCGGGCTTTCCTGATCAAGAAATCATAAATCCGGGCCCCTTGTGGGCCCGATGGATAAGGAGATGACAAAAGATGTCTGGTGTCCGAAAAAGTGAAAGAGGCGAGAGCAGACTTGAGGCTCAGCATGTAGCTTATAAGCTCAGAAAGATGATCGTCAAGGAGCTTCTCACCGATTTCGGAACTAAAAACAACACGATGCCGGAATGGCTCATCGAGGAAGAGCGCAAGCGTGTCCTGGATCTTGTCCAGGGCATCAGCGCACATCTTCGCGCTGCAAATACCATCTGGCCAGATTATATGGTGGAATTCACCGAAAGACGATTGCAGATGGACAAGGCTCTTGAGTGTTGCAATATGCTCCAGGATGAGCTCCAGGCGATTGTGGAGATGGTCCCAGCAGATAAAAACAGATATACACAGATCGTGCTGGAGATCGAAAAGGAATTCAATCTCATCAAGCGCCTGAGGCAATCGGACAACAGATTCCTTAAGAATCTCAAAGATAGGGCAGCTCCTGATTGTGCAGCCAACTTCGGCAATGTGAACAACAACGGCAATGCGAACAACAACAGCGCTTCTAACGCTAACGGTGTCCGCCGGGATTTCACAGACGCATCGAGGGGCTAATGTCCGGATGCGACAATGGGAAAGGAGGAGCTGTCCTTCCTGCAAAGGTAAATAGCGGCCATGACGGATCCAGCCAAGGCTGATGATCCTCTTAGCGTGGTTTTTAATTTATGGGAATTTATACAGATGCAAACCTCATCTATGAGGCTGGTGACAGGGCGATGGAAGGTGCTCCCTGGAAGCACGCAACACATCTCTTCGAGATGAATCATTTGCTGGAGACAGCAAAGATCCAGAAGCAGATGGAAGAGCGGAGCTATTCGCCAGATTGCGGAAAAACTTTTGTTATTCGGGAGCGAGGAAAAAGAAGAGTGGTCACAAGCATTCCGTGTCCGGATAAAACGGTCAATCATGTCCTATGTGACAATGTGCTCGGTCCTCTTCTGGATCCGTACCTCATTCATGACAATGGGGCAAGCAGAAAAGGCAAAGGTGTGGCTTTTCACCGGAGACGATTCGAGCAGCACATTCATGAATACTATCGAAAATATGGAAATCAGGGATTCATCCTCCTGGGAGATTTCAAGAGCTATTATGCGAGCATCGATGCGGCACTTGCCACAGAGATGCTCGTGTCGCTCTTGGAGAAAAGCGGAAAGCTCTCCAAGGAAGATCTGGATCAGACCGAATGGCTCCTTGAGACCATCCTGGGTGATGGTGTGGGAGTGAATATCGGTGGCCAGCCCTCTCAGAATGTCGGAATCACATTCGCACATGGCATCGACAACTATGTGAAAACAGTGAGAAGCCAGAGATTTTATGGCAGATATTCAGATGATTTCTATTGCATCAGTCCGAGCAGGGAATTCCTGCAGGAGCTCACCAAGGGCATATCAATAGAGGCTCAGAAGTGCAAGCTGACAGTGCATCCGAATAAGACGCACATTGCGAAGCTCGATGAGCCATTCAAGCACCTGCAGATCAGCTATCGTCTCACAGAGACCGGCAAGCTGGTCAAAAGGATCAATCCTGAGGCTGTCACAAGAGAGCGGCACAGGTTGAAGGCATACAAGCGACTACTCATGGCCGGAAGGATGAGCGATGAGGAAGTGGAGAATGCTTTCAAGAGCTGGATGGTCCTCAATTACAAAGTGATGTCAAGGATGCAGATCCAGGGCATAAATAATCTTTACACAGATCTATTCGGAAAGGAGATCACATGGAAAATATCACGATTGCGTTATCTAACGGCACAGAGCTCACAGGCTTAGAGCTCAATGGTAACAATTACATTTCACATGAGAAGCTGACGGAGGACACCTTTGCTGACGGTCTCTCTCCGGTAGTGATCAATGGAGAAGAGCATGAGCAGATGGCTCTTGTGCAGTGCATCCAGCACGCTGATGGCCGCACCTGGTTCATCCTGAGAGATGTGACTGCGGAAGAGGTTGCGAATGCAAAGCTTCGCTCTGACATTGATTTCATCGCACTGATGTCTGACATCGATTTATAAGGAGGTTGAGAAGATGGCAAAGAATAAACAGCACAGCCCTAAGTTTTCACTTGTAAAGAGCTACTATGCGAGAAAGCTCTGGAATGAATACCGTGTCCGCATGGCCGTAGTACATGCCTGGATCACAGCGGAGGAATTCGAGGAGATTGTCGGCAAGCCTTATGAAGAGGAGGAAGCCGGAGAATGAATGAGCCTATAGGATTGACACCTGCCGAGGTTTGGCAGCTCATCCTTGTGATCTGTGGTGCGATCATCACAGTGTCCGGAGCGATCAGCGTCATCATCAATCTGGCGAATAAAGCAAAGGAGCCAAACAAAATGCAGGATCAGAGAATCTCTGCTCTTGAGGAGAAGGTCAGTGACATCACAGATCGCCTGGAGAAAGGCGATCGTCACTTTGACTCCGATCAGGAGCGCATGGATGCATTGGAGAGATCCATGAAGGAAACAAACAGAGTGATCATTGAGAGCCTCCAGGCGCTCACAGCTCATGCGATCGATGGGAACAACTCGCAAGAGCTTAAGGAAGCCAAAAAGAGGCTCGATGATTATCTCATTAAAAAAGTATAGGAGGAAATCAGACATGAAGATGAGCAATAAGGTCTATGACATACTTAAGTATATCACGCAGATCATCATCCCTGCGGTGGCAACTTTATATTTTGCCCTGGCTGGGATCTGGGGCTTTCCTTATGGAGAGCAGATCGTGGGCACTCTCACGGCAATCGACACATTCCTTGGGGTGTGCCTGGGTATCTCGACAATGAACTATAAGAAGGGCGGTGAAGTGTAATGAAGGGAATCGACATCTCCGGATGGCAGAAGGGGATCAAGCTGGACAAGATTGATCATGATTTCGTCATCATCAAAGCAACACAGGGGACAACGATCACCAGCAATTCCTTCGCTGATCAGGCAAGCCAGGCATTCAAGCTCGGCAAAAAGGTAGGATTCTATCATTATGCCGGAGGCGGCGGAGCTGAGGCAGAGGCAAAGCATTTCATCGATGTTGTGAAGCCTTATCTCGGCAAGGCCATCCTGGTCCTCGATTGGGAAGGTGAACAGAATCCAAACTTTGGAAATTGTGCTTATGCCATTGATCTTCTGGCTCAGATCAAGAAGCTGAGCGGAGGCATCACACCATTCATCTATATGTCCAAGAGCTATGTGAGACAGTGGGCAGCAGCCTGGGCAACGATTGCCAGGGAAGTGCCTCTCTGGTGTGCTCAGTATGCCAACAATCAGATCACAGGCTATCAGGAGAATCCTTGGACAGATGCCAAGGGCTTCGGTCCTTGGGGCAATGGCTGTGCGATCTATCAGTATTCAAGCCATGGCAGACTGAATGGCTGGGCTTCCAATCTTGACCTGGACAAAGCTTTCATCTCTGCAGAAGAGTGGGATGCATACGCTTCCGGATCCGGAGCTCCTGCTGCCGCTCCTAAGAGCGTGGACGAGCTGGCCAAGGAAGTCATCCAGGGCAAGTGGGGCAATGGTGCTGACAGAAAAGCCAAGCTCACTGCAGCCGGATATGACTATGCAGCTGTGCAGGCCAAGGTGAACGATATTGCCGGTGTGGTATCTTCCACAGGAAAGAAGAAAACGGTCACAGAGCTGGCCAAGGAAGTCATCCAGGGCAAGTGGGGCAACAATCCTCAGAGGAAGAAGGCTCTCATTGCTGCCGGATATGACTATGACGCGATCCAGAAGAAAGTGGATCAGCTGATGAAAAAATGATCGTGGCGGAGGTCGGAGGCTTGGAGGCTCCCTCCTGCGAGCTCGCCGATGCCACAAAGAGAGAAGCACCTGCAGAGACTTGAGCTCCTGCAGGTGCTTTTTTTTTATGCTGGAATTTGAATCCGGAAGATGATACAATCCTGGTGGATAAAAAGGTTTGCCGACAAAGCTTTTAAGTCCACTTGGCGGATGGTAGGCAAACCTTTTTGCCTATCTCTGCCGGTAACATTAAAAAATATATAAGCCTCGCCATTCTTAAGCTCTATCTTATCAATGAAAGTCTCGACAAGCCGAGATCTGAATTCGGCATCCGTCACATCTCCATTTTTGAATTGATTAAGCCATAAAAGGATCACATCCCTTGAGAGCATTGGCTGCTTTATGCTTTCGCCGGCGATCTCGCTCTTGAGGCCCTTGATTTCGTCATCCACAGCCTTGATGCGGTCAATCAGTCCGCTGACATCCGGAGCCACCTCCAGAGCATCGAGAAGCTTCTCCTGCCTCTTCTGTGCTTCGGCCAGCTGACGCTCCAGGACATGAAGGCGCTCATGCTTCTGATCTTCCGTCTGCAGCTCCATGATCCTGTCCGTGATCTGTCCGATCATGTCATCGGTCAGCATATCAGAGCAGATGGCATCGACAACGGCATCCTCCAGGACATCCCTTCTCACATTCTTGAGCTCGCATGGGTGTCCGTCTTTTTTATTCCCACAGGCATAATAATAGTGCATGTCACCTGTGTGGCTCCTTCCGCTGGATCCTCTGACGGTAGCTCCACAATATCCACAGACAACTTTCCCAGATAACAGATATTCTGTTTTGGCATTCCCTGACGCATTATTTCGGCTCGTTTTGAAGTGTTTTTGTGCTTCCATGAATATTTCCTCACTGACTATCCCAGGGACGCTCAGAGGGACTCCTGCGAGCTCCCACGAGCCAATATATCGATCATTGTGCAGCATACGATGGAGCACTCCGGGAGAGACATCTGATCCCCGGCTTGTCTTTATCCCTCGGCGCTTGAACATGGCAAGGATGTCCTTGATCTTAGCCCCTTCGATATGCATCTGGAAGGCCTCACGGACACCTGCTGCCGCTGGCTCATCTATTATCACATGCCTGGCTTCATCCAGCTTATATCCGACAGGGATGGATCCTCCGCAATAGATTCCCTTCTTGGCGCTTTCCTTGATGCCCCTGGTGACCTTCTGGCGAAGATCTGCAGAGTAATATTCCGCCAATCCTTCCAGGACGCTCTCCAAGATGATCCCCTCAGGACCATCCGGCACAGACTCCCTGGCATAGCGGAGCTCTACTCCGGCACGCTTGAGCTTCATCTTGCAATTCGCAATATCATATCTATCTCGGCCAAAGCGGTCGATCTTCCACACGATCACGCAATCAAAGCGGTGATGCTCCGCATCGTAGAGCATCCGCTTGAATTCGTCACGGCCTTCCAGGCTCTTTCCAGAGATGTGGTGGTCAGCGTAGATCTCCACGATCTGAATGCCATTGGCCTCAGCATAAGCCCGGCAATCTGCCACCTGTCCCTCGATGCTCTGATCGGTCTGATTCGGCCCTGCAGAATATCGGGCATAAATCACTCCATTCATTTCATATCTCCAATCTTTAAGGCATAAGCCACGATGCGCTTTGTCTGTTCGTCTGCATGTCTCCAGGCATTCACCAGATCTATCTCAATGAGATCCACGGCGAGATATTTTGTCGCTTCCTTGTCATCGGTCTGATCTCCTGCAGGGCGGTTGATCTTGTCCGTAAATCCAAGCAGATAATTCATATCAACATGGAAGGCATCCGCGATCAGCTCTATGCGGTCAAAGCTCGGATTCCGCTTTCCGGTCTCGTATTGGGAGACCGTCATCTTGGTGATGCCAATCTTGTCCGCGAGCTCCTGCTGGGACCAGCCTCTTTCAAGCCGGAGATTTCTCACAACATCGCCAAATTTCATAATGTCATCCTCCTTGTAAACTTTTTGAAAATTCCTCCTTGACATATTATAAACCATTGGTTTATACTTGTCGAGTAAGCAATAAGCAAACCACCAGAGAGGAGGTGCCACAGGATGGAAGAGAAGAAAGTCATGAGCATAGGCGATCGCCTGAGATTTGCTCGTGGCGATCGCTCGCAGGCAGAAGTGGCGCAGGCTGTGGGCTTGTCGGTCATGGCGATCAGCAAATTTGAATCTGATCAGATAAAGCCGAGCTATGACACGATGCTCAAGCTGGCCAGATACTTCCACACGAGCGCTGACAAGCTATTTTTTTAGCCTATCGAGTAAACAATTAGCAAACAGGAGGGATTTATAAATGGAAAACAAGCAACTTATTCTCGATTCACTTTGCTCAGCTCTCCAGCTGACAAGAGACCAGGCAGATCTTGAAGCTCTGGAATACAAAGAGATCGGTCCCGATGAGCAGCATGTCATCGCCACCTATGACGGAGGCGGATCTCGTGAGATCAATGTCTCGCTTGATTCCGGGATCGCGATGATCAGGGATGTCCTGAGGGCGATCGAATGAGAAAGCGGACAGGATTCCTGCAGGGCTTTCCAGAGCGATTGACAGAGGCCATCGAGGCGCGAGGAATCACCACGAGGCAGCTCTGTGAATGCACCGGCAAGGAGAGAAAAACAATCTACGCATACAAATATGGAGACCATTCGCCTGATGCGGTGACTTTGGCCAGGATGTGCTGCTTGCTCCAGGTATCAGCCGATTATCTCCTCTTTGGAACAAAAAAAAAAATAATGGAGGCGCTCATGAAGCTATATGTGCGGACAACAACAGACGAGCTGGAGCTTCCGGTTGCTGTTGCAGGATCCGCAAAGGAGCTGGCTGAGATGACCGGGACAACAGCTGCATGTGTTTTAAGCTCGATCTCCCATGGCCACAAAGGCTGGGAGCGAGTAGAAGTGGAGGATGATGATGCAGAAATGTACGAGATGCGGAGACAGGATCTCCGGTGAGGAAATCAGCGAATGGAGAGCTGAACATGAAGCCTTTTCGATGCATCCGCTGATCTGTCCAGATTGCTGGGACAACTTGCAGAGGAAAGATCTTGAGGATCAATTCGAGGAGCTGATGGAGGTGAAGTGATGGGAAAAACATTCGAGCAAATGATCATAGAAGCAACAGAGAATCAAATCTCTGGCAAAGAGGTTGAGGAGTTGATCGCAAAGAAGGTCAATGAGGCCATTTCCGGAGCGATTGAGGACAGCTTTCGCTGGGGAGAGCTAAGAGATGCGATCAAGAAAAGAATCCAGGAGGTGCTTGTGCCTCAGATCGAGAGCTTTGATCTGGATAAATATAACATCAAGCTCCAAAAGGTCCTCACAGCGATCATCGAAGAGAGCGCAGTGGCAGACACAAAGACAATTCTTGAAAACTTCTCTGGTCTTATGACTGTGACAACAAACAAGCTCATAACACTTGAGGAGATATTCGCAGAGTACAAGAAATTTGTTGCAGCGCATGTCGATTGCAGTGGCCGGGAGGTCTGCACAGATGACGAGCCATCTTATGAATACATAGGTTGCTCGGCGAGGATCGATGACGAGGACAGTGCTTATTGGAGCAGCTACGAACGGATGAAGTTGCAACTCGAAGTTGAGGAGGAAGATCAGCAGGATGCCCTCAACAAAACAATCCTTCTGAGAAGGTGGAAGGGCAGCAGCCAAGAAGGCTATGAGATTGAATACGATGTCGCGCCAACATTCGAAAATCTGAGATACATGACAGATTTTGATGTGTTTATGTGCCGCCTCATGAGAGATCATATCCGAATTATCACAGACGGCCGCAGAGAAATTGATGATGAAGTCGAGCCGGATGAAAAGCCGGAAGCTTCATGGAGCTGATGGAGGTGAAGTGATGGATTTGACGATGCTTGCGAGAGCCGGACTTGATGCAATTCGCAGATGGGAGGAAAGCAATGAAAAAGTGGTTGAAAAGAAATGCTCTGAGCATTCTGATCGGATGCCTGATCGGCGCTCTAGCCGGATGGGGACATATCAGATCGGCGCAGGAGTGGCAAGAGCAGAAGCGACAGCTCGCTGAGGATGCCAGGGAATATGACAGAGAGGTCGAGCTTGAGAGAGCCAGATGGGCTGAGATCGAGAATGAGGAGATGTGGGATGAGGTGATGCAGGAAGAGATCGCCTATGCCACGGAGATAGAGAAGATCAATCTCTATGATCCGGACATCCCTGAGGACATCCAGGATGCAGCCTGGAAATATGGCGAGCAATACAACATCTGTCCGGAATTCCTGATCGCAGTCGCTAAGCGCGAGAGTGAATTCGATCCGGAAGCGGTCAATGGAAGCTGTGTCGGTCTCATGCAGGTATCACTCAGATGGCACACAGATCGGATGGAGCGATGCCAGGTGACAGAGGAAGAGATGTGGACCGTGGATGGCTCGATGCATGTGGCCGCTGACTATCTGGCAGAGCTCTTCGATGAATATGAGGATGCCGCTCTCGTGCTGATGATCTACAACGGCGATTCTGATGCATCAGCCTTCGCCCAGGGCGAGT